CTGTAAAACCATTTGCTCTTTAGTCTTAGGCTTAGCCTTGCCTACCTTGCCAATATTCTCTTCCCTAGTCTTAAGGGCTTTTTTGATATTGCCGATAATAGTCGGTACGGTCTTAGTCTTAAGCACAGTTTGAACGGCCTGCATTTGAAGGCTAAGGGTTTTTGGCTCGGCATTGTATAACTTAGCGTCATCAGGATTAGACGATACAACCAACTGAATAATCTGATTACGCAATGCCACAAGGCTTTTATCCTCATCAGTAGCACCGACAATGTGATACGCCCTAAAACCATCACCAAATAATGAATCGGCTAGTAACGCCTTAGTATCATTCTCTGAATTGAATACCTTGGCATACTTAACTACTAACTCCTTACTGTAATCACTAAGCGCTAAGGCATTAGTAACAGGCTTAGTGTTAGCCAATGATTTAGCCACGTTGTCGATTGCGTTTACTGTTTTAACTTGTTTCATTTTTATTTCCTTTTAAAAATCGGCGGAAGCGATAACTTCCTGTAACCGATGAATACAGTTTACCTGAATATGGCATAGTACGTCAATAGATAATACAATTTGATAGCATTTATTAGATGTAACGTTACATCTAACCGCAAAAAACCCCGAAAATCCGCCAGCCAAAAACCGAACCCCACCCCCCAAATTTTGTAAGATAGGGTTGGTTTGGCTACTGGCTTGCTATTTCAAACGCTCAACGCCAAGTTTTTCTGTTTTTATGTAGGTACTTTTTTATGTTTCGCCACAGGAACACCCCCCGTCATGCGTTTAAGTACCTAGCCCTAAAAAATTTTTTTGTAAAAAATCTGAAATATCAAAGGGATACCATGCACTATGAGCTCTAATCTGATTATTGTTACTGGGTTGATCTATGCCTACATTGCTATAGAACAGGCACTTAAGGGAAATATGGGGCTTGCTTGTATGTACTCTGGATATTGTTTTGCTAATTACGGCGCTTACTTGATTGCAACTAAGTAAAAGATATACATAGATGTGCACAAAAGGGTACTAAATGAGTTTTTCTATATATACGCATAGCGGCACGAAAGTTATTCAATGGTTCTTTACCGTGGACGAGCTTATTAAATCGATGCTTGCTAACCCAAACGACAGGTACTACAGAAATGACGACAATAATCGGTGACTGGAGTAATAAGGTTCTTGTGGCAGATAGTCAGTTCACTGATACTGTTTCGGGTATCAAGTATTTTGAGGAAAAGGTTTTCCCTGTAGACGGCGGATGGCTCGGTGTTGCAGGTAACTACTGCGATGCGGAAAAGGTACTGGACTACCTCAATAAAAAAACCAAGGTTAAACCCAAGCTCAAGTCAGACAGCTCCTTCCTCAAGCTAACTAAAGACGGGCTGTTTTCCTGCGGCGACGACCTAGAGTGGGAGCGGGTGCGAACCTTTATGGCTATTGGGTCTGGGTCTATGGCAGCGGAAGTCTGTATGCGTATGGGACTCACGGCAGAAGAAGCGGTAAAGTGGGCGTGTAACGTAGACGCTAGTAGCAGCGAGCCAATAAAAACGTATCGTTTGACCGATGCCGTATAAGAACCCCGAGGTTAGAAAAACCAAGGGGGCGGAATATTCTAAGAAGTATTACGAAGCAAACAAAGAAAAAGCATTACTAGCTAATGCCGCAACCAAAAAGAAAAAAAGAAAAGCATTCCAAGACTGGAAGGCGACGCTAAGCTGCGTCCATTGCGGGTTCAGTCATGTAGCAGCGTTGGATTTTCACCACACAGATGCTAAGGCTAAAGATGGAATAGTCAGCGAGTTACTCCGCGAGGGGCGGTTTAAAAAAGCTAAAGCAGAGGCGGGGAAGTGTATTGTCTTGTGCGCTAACTGCCACCGCATACACCACTACGAAGAAAAGAAAAGTAAAAAAGTGTAAAATACGTCGTGGGGTAGAACAATTTGATTAATCATCTTTTCGGCTTCGCATACCGCGTTTTGCCCCACACTTGTATAAAAAATCGCGTTTGCTATACATGTCAGCAACTACTTGCATAGTATTTTCATTTTCCTATATACTTCGCCTATTAACATCTTTTAGTCTGGACATTAGGCAAGGTGCAATTACACGTCGAACCCGATCTATCTATACCGTTTCCTGACGACAACCCCGTCTTAGCTAACTTTATAGAGAAGGCACAAGCTGCCTGTAACACGGCAGAATTGCTCGAACTGGACATGGAGCCAACCGAGCAAGACCTTGCTACTGCTGAAAACGCCGTGTATGCCGTAGCAGAAAACGAAGAAAAAGCCAACAAAAAGCTGGCTAAGAAAGACCAAAAACCTGCTGTATATAAGAGCGTCAAGTCCATTTTGGATGAGTACAGCCTGCGGGTTGTGGATAATGCGATGCAGATTAGGCTCTTAGTGACCAACAAACTGATCCTAGATTCAGACTCACCAGACGATCGAACACGGCTGCGAGCCTTAGAAATGCTGGGTAAGATCACTGACGTGGGCCTCTTTACAGAGAAGTCCGAGGTAACAATCAACCACAGATCCACCGAGGATCTAGTCAACTCTATCCGCAGCAAGATTCACAACCTCATGCACCCAGACAATGTGACCGACGTACAAGCGGTTGAGGTTAACGGGGAGACTATTGACGTCGATGCTGAACTGGGGTTAGACAAGAAAGAAGACGACGGCATCAACGACGCGGACTTTGAGATAAAAAAAGATGAGTGAAGTCATTAACCCCTTAGAGTCTCTGACGGACACAGAGCTGGAGTTTCTGGCGAATAACCTAGATAAGTTCTCGGAAGAAGAAGCCATGGAGGTGGACATGGTGACTGATGAGCTACATAGAAGGAAGTGGGCTAAGGCGTGTAGATTAGATTTGATAGCGTTTTGTCAAAAAATGCAGTCAGACTATAAGGTTGGCAAACATCACCGCATCTTGGCAGACCTGCTTATGGGCATTGCTGAAGGTAAACAGGACCGCGTGTGCGTCAACATCCCCCCTAGGCATGGTAAATCACAGCTTGTATCTATCTACTTCCCCGCATGGTTTCTAGGTAAATACCCTGATAAAAAGGTGCTGATGGTATCCCACACGACTGACCTCGCTGTGGACTTTGGACGGAAAGTGAGGAACTTAATTGACCAACCTGCATATAAACAGATTTTCCCAACAGTCAGTTTGGCAGCGGATAATAAGTCTGCTGGTCGATGGAACACTAATGTTGGCGGTGAGTATTATGCTTGCGGTGTCGGCTCTGCCCTTGCTGGTCGTGGTGCTGACCTATTACTTGTTGATGATCCCCATAATGAGCAAGACATTATTAATGGCAACTTTGACGTCTTTGAAAAAGCGTATGAATGGTTTACGTATGGCGCTCGTACTCGCCTTATGCCTGGTGGTAGGGTCGCGATTATACAAACGAGATGGCACCAAGACGATCTGACAGGTCGAGTTATCCGAGATATGGTCCAGAATGATGAGGCGGATCAGTATGAACGGGTAGAATTCCCTGCCATATTTAATGACAACACCCCAGAGGAAGCCGCGCTCTGGCCTGAACAGTATTCTCTCGAAGCACTGCGTAGAACCAAGGCATCTATGCCTGTTTTCCAGTGGAACGCTCAGTATCAACAGAACCCAACGGCTGAAGAAGCCTCTGTAATCAAGCGAGAATGGTGGAAATGGTGGAAAAAAGAGGCGGCGCCCCCGTGTGAGTATGTGATTATGTCGCTTGACGCCGCTGCAGAGACCCATAACAGGGCTGACTTCACCGCATTAACGACGTGGGGCGTGTTTTTTGAAGATGAAACGAACGCATATGCAATTATTTTGCTCAATTCCATCAAAAAACGCCTAGAATTTCCAGAATTGAAGACCCTAGCGTGGGAACAATGGGAAGAATGGCAGCCTGACGCGTTTATTGTGGAGAAAAAATCTGCGGGTACTGCTCTTTATCAAGAATTACGGCGCACAGGTATGCCTGTTCAAGAATATACCCCCCATAGGGGTAGCGGAGATAAGCTCGCACGTTTAAACTCTGTAGCAGACATCATCAGATCGGGGCTGGTATGGGTTCCAGAGACGCGGTGGGCTGAAGAAGTGGTTGAAGAGATTGCGGGATTCCCGTTTATGAGTCATGATGACCTTGTAGACTCGACGGTAATGGCGCTGATGCGGTTTAGGCAGGGCGGATTCATTAGATTACCAAACGATGAACCTGACGAAATTCAATTATTTAGATCGAAAAAACGGTCTTACTACTAAGGAAGAATTATGGCAATAGATAAGGCACTCTACCAAGCTCCCATGGGTATTGACGAAGCTGCGGCAATGGAGGACCCAATTGAGATCGAGATTGAGGTTGAAGATCCAGAATCAGTAGAGGTAAGCATTGATGGTACGCCAATCCTACGTATGGAAGAAGGCGAAGACGAAGATGATTTTAACGCCAACCTTGCCGAAAGCATGGATGACGGGGAGTTAACTGAGCTTGCTGGTGATTTGATTGGTGACTTTGATTCTGACATCTCATCCCGCAAAGATTGGATACAGACATACGTTGATGGTCTTGAGCTTCTTGGTTTGAAGATTGAAGAGCGCTCTGAGCCATGGGAAGGCGCATGCGGTGTATATCACCCACTACTTTCCGAGGCATTGGTCAAGTTCCAGGCAGAGACAATGATGTCAATATTTCCTGCAGCAGGACCAGTAAAAACACTCATCATTGGTAAAGAGACACCAGAGAAAAAAGCGGCGTCTGAACGTGTTCGTGATGACATGAACTACCAGTTGACCGATGCGATGCCTGAGTATCGTCCTGAAACAGAGCGTATGTTATGGGGCTTGGGTCTTGCAGGTAATGCGTTTAAAAAGGTGTACTACGACCCAGCACTTGAGCGTCAAGTAGCACTTTACGTACCAGCAGAAGACGTGGTTGTGCCATACGGCGCATCAGATTTAGCTTCTTCTCCAAGGGTAACACACGTCATGCGCAAGACCGAGAACGAGCTGCGCAAGCTACAAGTATCAGGTTTTTATCGCGATATTGACTTAGGTGATCCAGTTAATACATTGGATGAAGTAGAGAAGAAGATTGCTGAAAAGATGGGCTTCCGCGCATCTACGGATGATCGCTATAAGATTTTAGAAATGCATGTTGACCTTGATCTTCCTGGTTTTGAAGACGTAGATGAAGACGGCGAGCCAACAGGTGTTGCGTTGCCATATGTAGTAACTATTGAACAGGGGACACAGAATGTTCTTTCGATTAGACGGAATTATCAGCCTGATGACAAGACTAAGCAAAAGCGTCAGCACTTTGTTCACTACGGATATATACCTGGCTTTGGTTTCTATTGTTTTGGCCTTATCCATCT